CGCCTGCGACAAAGGCTATCTATGGCCAGCCTGGTAGCAAGTCGGCATTGATGGAAAGAATTATGCGCCATCAGTTTGAAGAAGAAAAAAAGCCTGATCTTGATCCAACACCAATGAGTTTAGAGCAAGTAGTTGATGCAGTTGCATCAGATGTACCTGCTATTCAATATTGTGAACATGGTCAAATGATTCTTAAACAGGGAATTGCAAAGGGTCGCGGCACTCCGTACTACGGCTACACATGCCCTAAAGGTTGCGCAGCTAAATGGGCAACCATGAGCAAAGACGGCAAATGGTTCTACCCAGGGGCAAACAATGGGTGAATTAGAAATCATTAGACCTGATGGCCTTAGATCTACATTCACTGATAGTGGTGTAGTTAATGACTTTGTACCAAATAACTTGCGTTGTGTTTGGTGTGATGATCCTAGAGTTTTATTAGATGGTACTTGTACTCAATGTATGCAGGTAGCAAGTGAGTAAATTTAACTATCACAAAGCAATGTTAGAAGGTCATGGCTACAACCTTTATGTAGCTGACCTTTTATCAAGTTATGGAATACCAGGGGTAGAAGTACCTGAATTTTCAATGGCTAGTAATGCTACTGAAATCAAAGATAAAACCATGAATGAGAAGGATGTAATAATTGATGGTTTGGTATTAGAGATTAAGAGTAGTAGTAGAACCTTTAGGGATGTTGATGACTTTCCACATAACCCACTAATGGTAGATACTGTTAATGGATTTGATAGCAAGGTAGTCAAACCCTTTGCTTATGTGATCATTAGTCAGATTACTCATCACCTGTTTGCCATACCAGTGGCTACAAAGCCTAACTGGACAATAAGAACTTATTATGATGCCGATAGGGATCACGAGGATAGGTTCTATATGGTACAAAAGCGACATTGCAGGCCATTTGTAGAAATGGTAGATGTATTATTGGAAAGAGCGCATGAGCGAACCAATCAGATGCAATAAGTGTGGGGCATGGATTATGCGAGATGATCCGTGCCTTACCTGCCAAATCTTAGACAAAGCTAAACACGCCGGATATTAACAGTTACTAAAGGTTGGAGATTTATGTTATCTTTACACCGCTTTGTGGGGGCTTACACTGAAGGTAGGTTATACCAGGTGTTGCACTCTCTCACTTTCCAAAAAGAAAAAATTTGGGGGTGGGGGGGCTTTCCTAAAAATAAGGTTACCCAGGTATCTAATAAAAAACTAATAACAGTTTTATTGGTTTTAATAATATTATTGATAAATACACAACACGCTTTTGGGTTACCCCACTATAAACCAAAACACTATAAGCAATACATAGTTACCGAAATTAACAACATAGATCAAGCTTATTGTTTAATAGATTTATACCACCATGAAAGCCGGTTTGACCCAAAGGCTAAGAATGGTAGTCATCATGGGATTCCACAGGGTAGATCAGAATATTTAAAAACAGTGAGTGGGATAAAGCAAATTGCTTGGGGCACGCGTTATATTGGCCACCGGTATGGATGGGTTGATAAAGACAATGGCATACCTAACGCCTGCAAGGCATGGCAACATTTTCAGAAGAAGGGATGGCATTGAAAGATACAGAGAAAATTACAATAGGCATTACATCACCTGGGCATGTAGTAACAGATTTTATGACCAGCATATTGGATGTTGCTAGATCACAAAAGCAATTAGGTCAGTTTATTAGCTTACAAGGATCAGGTGTTATCAGTAGATTACGCAATCAGATTGTTGCAACCTTTTTAGAGAAAACAACAGATGATTGGTTATTGCAGATAGATACAGATCAAAGGTTTACAGTAGATCATTTCAAGAAGTTAGTAGCGGCCGCAGACAAGGATGAACGGCCTATTGTGTCAGGTGTAGTACATGGTGGATGGGAAGTCGGTGAGTTATACCTAGAACCAGTACCTTGCATATTCAAGATGGGTACTGACAATGGCTTATATGCAGTACATGACTATGAAGAAGATAGTGTGATTGAAGTAGATGCGGCTGGTACGGGTGCAATTATTGTGCATAGGTCAGTGTTTGAAAGGTTTGTAAAAGAAGCCGATCAAACACATCAGGGTAATAAGTGGTGCTTCTACCAGGATATGCCATTGCATAAAGAATGGGTTGGTGAGGATTTGTTGTGGTGCATTAGGGCTAAGAGTTTTGGGTATAAACTATATGCTCATACAGGTGTACAGATGGAACACCAACGCAAGATGTGGATAGGTCAGAAGCAGCACAAAGACTTTGAACGCTTCAGGCGTAAGAGATTACAAAGTGAGGAACAGATCAATGGCGATAATAACTAGCCAAGTAACAGTAACAGGTACAAGACAATCAATCATTAGTGTGGATAATGTAACGCGTGATGTGTTATTGCACGCTAAGCATGAAGTGTTTATTGGTAACAGTGGAGTTACATCAACCAATGGTTACATCATGGACAATGGTGATGAGTTAAGGTTGTCATTAGTTGATGGTGAAGATTTATGGGCTGTTACATCAGGTGGCACTGGCACATTGCATGTGTTGGCAAGCAAGGTAGATTAAATAGAAATGAGCGTTTTTTCCTATTTTGAGCGCGTCTGTAATACGCCGCCGTTCGCGTTTTCTCTCTCCCCGGCGCATCCAAAATTGTGCAGAAAAAAAACTAATTAAAAATGAAAACTTTAAAAAGTAGAAAATATAATGGGAATTACAAAAAAATTAGAGAAATGGTTTTGGCTCAAAAACCAAAATGTTTTTATTGTAAAAAGGTTGTCGCAACCACGCTAGACCATGAACCACCCATTGATTCCTTTCCGTCACCGGAACTTTGGGTGGGTTCATTGAGGCCAGCATGTTCAAGCTGTAACTATTCAAGGGGGGCTAAATATGGAAATGCAAAACGCAAAGCAATTAAAAATAGTCGCAAATGGTAAACCTAAAAAGAAGTTAGGTCGCCACACTACGGCTATGGTTAAAGCTATTACAGGTCGTAATGACATAGATGCCGTTAAGCGTGAAATGTTATTAGGGCTTGCACGCGCCTGGGATCGTATTGAAGAATCCGGTAAAGGTGGGCATACCATCCCATCCATATCTAAAGAATTGCGTGAAATATGGGATTCATGTGCATTACCTGATGAGGATGATTTGTTTGAGTAAATCCTTATGTACGCCTAGATGGGCATCATTAAGAGATGAAGCAAGTGAAACAGATGGCGATAAATTAGCCCAAGTAGCACGCCTATTAGGTTTTGATTTGTTTGATTGGCAACGCTATGTAGCAGATGTAGGTTTAGAAAAAGATGAAACCGGGTTGTATAAGTACAGATCAGTATGCGCCCAAGTAGGTCGCCAAAACGGGAAAAGTAAACTTATTGAAACGCGTATTGCTTATGAGTTATTACAACCTAAAAGACATGTTGCCTATACAGCCCAGGATCGCAACATGGCTAAGAGTAAGTGGGAAGAACATTTATTAAGTTTTCAATTATCACCTAAGTTTGCTAAACGCATTGCTAGGGTGTCTAGGGTTAATGGCAGTGAAAAGATATACATGCGTAATGGATCAACTTATGGAATTGTTACACCTAATGATAAAGGCGCACGCGGCCTTAGTTTGAATTTAATGGTTATTGATGAAGCATTAACTCATCCATTATCACTTATAGCTAATTTACAACCAACTCTTGCAACTAAGCGCAATGGTCAATTATGGATTCTTTCCAATGCCGGTAGGCCTGGAGAATCTGAGTTATTAGAGCATTACCGGGAAATAGGTCACCGAGAAATAGCCGAACCACAAAACAAACTTGCATGGTTTGAATGGTGTCCATCATCAGATGATTTTGATTATATGGATCAAGAGGTTTGGTATCAGGCTATACCTTCATTGCATGAAGAAAAGGGTGTATTGCTAGATGCGGTAAGAGAAGCAGCTACAACTAATAGCCCTGAGATATTTACAAAGGAATGGTTAAATGTTTGGCCGGCTAGGGATGCAGTACAAGTGATCAATACTGAGTTGTGGGATTCATTGGCTAGAACAGATATTGCAGTAGGCAATCAAATTGTCTTTGGTGTGGACATATCGCGTGAGCGTGATAAGGCTTCTATTGGCGCATCAGGCTTAGTAAGAGATTTTACGCCGGTTGAGTTGATTGAGTGTAAAGAAGGTACATCATGGGTATTGCCACGCTTAGTTGAGTTATGTAAAAGATATAACACAAAGGTGGTAATTGATACTGGATCACCAGCGGCTTCACTTATAGCTGAACTGGAAAAAGAAAACATAGGCGTTATGTCTATCCACTTGCGTGATTACGCTATGGCATGTGGTTCATTTTATGATGCAGTACAAGCTAAGACTATATGCCACTTAGATGATCCCAATTTAAAAACAGCTATTATGGGTTCAACTAAACGGCCATTGGGTGATTCCTGGGCATGGAATCGTCAAAGCACAACTAACATCACGCCACTTGTAGCGGTTACGCTGGCACGCTATGGTGTGGTAACAAAAATAGAAGATCAGCCGGTTGCAAGGAGTAAAATCTACTAATGAAATACATACCATCAGTTTTACAAATAACAGGTTCTTTACTAATAGTTGCAGGTGTCGCAACAATTAACCCACTTATCGCGGTAATATTATCGGGTGCATTTTTAGTTTTATTTGGTATTGCTTTGGAAAACAGAGGTAAATAATGCTAGGCCGATTGCTTAAAAGACAAATTCAATCATCTATGGTTTACACATCTTCCGGATATGTAGATTCTTTAGGTAGGGTTGGCCGATTCTTTGAAGGTAATTGGGCAGGTGCTTATGTAGATCAAAACACCGCTTTAGGAATCCCGGCAATCTATCGCGGTATAACTTTAATTAGTGATGCGATTGGTGCGCTTCCACTTTGTGCATATCGCAATAAGCGCGAAGTATTACCAACACCACAAATTTTAATGCGCCCAGTGCCTACTGAAACCCGAATGGAAACAATTAGTGCAATGGCGGCAGCTTTAATTATTCATGGTAATTATGTTGCAGTATTAGGTGAACCAGGTGCTAATGGATTGCCTGATTCAATTTATCCGGTATCACCTGACCGCGTACAAGTAAGCACTGACAAAGGTAGAATCATTTACAAGATTGATGAGCGTACTTACGATCAATCAGAGATTATGCACATTAAGAATTTTACACTGCCAGGTGATTTAGTTGGTAAAGGTATATTGGCAGTTGCAAAACAAGCATTGGGTAAAGAGATTGCAATCAATGAATACGCATCAAGATATTTTGATGGTGGTGTAAATCCAACGGCAGTTATCAAATCTGCAAACCCTGATCTTTCACAAGAAGAAGCGGATGCACTAAAAAGCGCGTGGATGGCAATGTACTCATCACGCAATAGATCACCGGTAGTTATGAACTCATCAACTGATTTTGAAGTATTAAGTTCTAATGCGGCTGAATCACAATTAGTAGAAGCACAAACAGCCGGACTAACAGAAGCGGCAAACATTTTAGGTTTACCGCCCTATTTCTTAGGATCACCTAATTCAAGCCGCACTTATTCAAATGTCGTAGAAGAAAATTTACAATTGATTAAGTGGTCAATCCAGCCAATCGCTGAAAGAATAGAAGCGGCATTTTCTGATCTACTTGTCCGGGGTCAAACAGCCGGCTTTAAATATGATTCATTATTAAAAACAGATACAGCAAGTAGATATAACGCTTATGCAACTGCCTTGTCTAATGGCTTCTTATCTGTTGATGAAGTTAGAAATTATGAAAATCTTGATCCTATGGATTATGAAGAAGGGGATGAACAAGAAAATGAAGTAGAAGGCGTGGATGATTCATTACAAAGTGATGTAGTAGATACAGTAGAGGATGAAAACTATGTCTGAGGAAAAAATGGAAAATAGAAATTACTCAGTAAATTTAGAGCTTCGCGCCAATGGAGATGGCCGCACTATTTTTGGTATTGCCGTGCCTTACAATAAAGAACAGCGAATCACCAGCACAATGATTGAAGTATTTAGAAAAGGCGTGTTTGCAGAAGTTATTAAAGCACCGCACCGGGTCAAACTTCTCAGGGGTCATGGTGAAAACAATGTGTTAGGCCGTGCCACATTACTTAGGGAAACTGAAGAAGGCCTATATGCTGAATTTAAAATTTCAAAAACGCGTGAAGGTGATGAAGCGTTAGAGTTAGTCAAAGATGGCGCGTTAGATCAATTATCAGTTGGATTTATGCCGATCAAGAATAAAAAACGGCCTGATGGGGTTATGGAAAGAATCAAAGCACATTTGGCAGAAGTATCACTTGTAACCTTTGGTGCTTATGGCGAACTGGCCAGCATTACAGGTATGCGTGATGGCCAACCACAAATGACACCTAGACTAGATGAAGCAAGGAAGATATTAGATGCCATACAGCGTAGTAAGTAACCACCCTGATTGTGAAGGGTATGCAGTTGTAAAAACTGATACCAATGAGCTAATGGGTTGCCACAAAACGCAATCTCAGGCAGAAGATCAAATGACCGCTATTAACATTTCAGAGTATGGTGAGAATCGTGCCGAAGGTTATGCACCTACTGATGCAATGAAGACAGAAGCACAAAGAGGATTAGATTGGCGTAGTGAATTTGGTCGCGGTGGTACAGAGATAGGAATTGCCAGGGCTAGAGATATTGTCAATGGTAAAAATTTACCTTTGGAAACTGTTAATCGTATGGTGTCATTTTTTGCTAGGCATGAAGTAGATAAAAAGGCAGAAGGCTTTAGCCCAGGCGAAGATGGCTATCCTTCTAATGGTCGCATTGCCTGGGCTTTATGGGGTGGAGATGCCGGCAAGTCATGGTCAGAAAAGATTGCTAACCAAAATCGTACTGAAGAAAAAACAAGATTTAACACTGCCCTACAAATACTAAAAGATTTAAAAAAAGAGATATAATTTTGTCAAGTCGTAGAACACCTAACCCTGGTATCCAGCGCGTTACACCTTCTCACTAAAACAACTAACTAACAGGAGAACCATGTCTAATACTTTTTTAACTTCTCTCCGTGAGAAGCGCGAATCAAAGACATCTCTAATTCAGGCAACTTTAGATCGTGCCGCAGAAGAAGCACGCGATCTATCCGAAGTTGAGTTGGCTAATGTAGAAGCCCTTAACCTAGA